CAAACGCGATCGACAACTTGCGTCTGTGCGTCCACAGGGCTGACGAGCACATCCCCTTGGCTTGTCCAGGCCGCAAGCACGCCCGCGGTGGAATTGCTCCCCCGCGTTACAGTGACCGCTTCCGAGTACTGGCGATCCAGCATCTCGGAAGCGGCGGCGAGTTGGTTGTCGAACGCACATGGCATGGAATTAAACCGCGATCGTCGGATCGATGATGTTGCTGAACAGGTAGCCCAGTTCGGTATACATCATGCGTTCCTGGGTGTCGTGTCGAACTCGCACAACGTCTCCGCGGCTCTGGTCTTCGTAGTACGTTTCGATCGTGCCGCCGATCGTTGAGCCGTCCTCGCCCCAATGGATCGTGCGCATCAAGCAGGGTTCCTCGATGCGGTTGGTCTTCGGCGCCCGGTACAGTAAGGCATATTCATCCGACCATACCTGATCGATGTCCACTGCCTGCCCTTCGTTGGCTGCGTCTTTGGACGAATCGGCGATAACGATTTCGTCCAGGTCGAAACAGTTGGCAAGGATCTGCGCCGTAATGTCGGCGGGCTTGATAGCGGTGCCGGCTCCGCTCGATGCGATCTTTTCCGTGATCTGGGTACAGTTGCGCAGGTTGTCAAACTGTCGCTTGTTCACCTGCAGCGCGTTGGGATAAATGCCGGTGGCACTCCAAACGGCCAGTTTGCCTTTTTGAACGTCTGTCAACGGCGTGGCGGCTGCCCAGTCGTTCCACTCATTCGTGACGGCGGCGGTTGCGCCGGCGAACGTGGTGGCGTTGTGCAACGCGGCGGCGATTCGCATTTCGTATGCCCGCAAAACCATGTTCATGGTGATGGCGGTTGTGGCAACCTCGAAATCGAACCAGTTCCGGTAAATCTTCGACCGGCGCTTGTCGATGGGCATTTCCAGCCCGTTTTCCTTCGTCGCGTAGTTCTCATCGCGGAATGTGAAGTTCACGCGGTTGTAGTTGCCGCGGTCATTGCGCCCGGTCTGCGGGGTCTGTCGCAACTGCTTCAACGGGATGATGCAGATGGTGCCGTTTTGCTCTGCGACTTCAAAGGGCGGGGCGATCTTGTTGGCAATAAATCCGGCGTTGTCCATTTCAACATCGAACTGAAACATGGTCCCGAGGTCGGGACGATATCCGTTCAGGGCCGTGCTTGGGGCGGGCATGTGAATCTCCTTGGTCTAGGTTTCGTGTTAAAGTCCAGACAACCGGCCGGCCGTAGCCGGCGCGGCTGTCGGGTTTCGGGTTGGGTTAGCTGGCGCTGGCCAGCGCGGGCAAGTCAAACGCAATCCACGTTTTTGCCGCTGTCGAGATGCACAGCACGCCCTTGCTGGCCGGAATGACCATCGAGGCATCGGCCGCGGCTCCGTTCACGGTCCCGGTGCTTTCGGCGTACAACTCCGCTGCCGTGCTGCTGTTGTTGACCACAATCCGCACGACGCCGGCAGTCGTCACCGCAGGCAACTTGACGCCCTTGGCGGCCCCGTCGCTGGTGATATGCGTAATGAAGGTGTTGGCCAGCGCGGCGGCGTCGGCGATCGTCGAGCCGGCGGCGGCAACCGGCGTAACGGTGTGCCCAAACTTCGGTTCGGTCAGCGTCTTGTTGGTCAGCGTTTGCGCGGCGGCGATCCCGACGAGCGTATCGTCGGCGTCCGCCGGCCCGGTGTAGGTTCGGGCGCCAGTCAGCGTGGCGGGGGCCTGGTAGTAAGCCACATAATCCCCGGTGCCGCCCGTCTGCGACTTCAGGCCGGCGCGGGGCTTGCCAAGGTCTGAATCAACTTGGAACGTCGCGGCCGTGGTTCCGGTGATTGCGTTGGAAATATCCGCATTGTGAACCGGAAGCACTTCGAGAATGTCGTTGTTGGCCGTGGTCGTTTCCAGTGCCTTGCCTTCAACGATAGTTCCGGTCGCTGCAACCTTTCCGCCGGCTGCGGCATAAACCGGGTCGCCGCCGGTGATCGCTTCCGACGATACCATCTTGCGGGTTCCCTGCGCGGTGGACAGCAGCAGGGCAACTGGCACGCTGGCGGCAAGCACTGCGTCTTCGTTCACGCCGATGCAAGCGTCGGTCGCGGCGGCCAAGCCGATCGTCGGGGGATTGGTGGTAGTGTCGGTGATTTTCCATCGGAGGTTAGCGGCGGCTGCCGAACCTGCGATAAACGTCTTGCGAGGTCCTTCGACCATTTGGGACATGCGAGTCTCTCCTTACGGATGCTTGTTGACGTGATCTGTCAAGCCACGCCGTTACGCTCGGCTGGCGTTGAATTCGGAAACAAATTCGCGGTGGAGGTCTGGATCCTCGTGAACCAATGCGGTCACCGCCTGCGACTTTTTCATGCCGGCGGCACACTTGGCAGCAACCGCGTCATTCCACCGGGCCGTTGCGGACTGTCCGCCGCTGGCTGCCGCATTCGACTTCACCGGGGGGACTCCGCGGGCCTTGGCCTTGGCCATCGCTTCCTTTTTCTCTTCCTCTTCCGCCTTGGCCTTGGCGGCGACTTCTTTCTTCTTCTCTTCCTCCACGGTCATGGCTTCTTCCGCCTTAGCCTTGGCTTCGGCGGTTTTCATTTCCTCAAGCTCGGCCTTGCACTTGGTCAACTCTTCCGTGACTTCGGCCATCGTTTTGGCCATGTCTTCGTCGAATTCCGCACGAGCGGCGTCGAGGTCCAAATTGCGGTCGAGGCATCGGACGATCGTTTCGGCCTTCGCTCGGGGAAGGGCTTTCTTCAACTCCGCATAGGTAGCGGCTGTCATTGTCGACTCCTTGTTCTGGGGTGGTTTGGAAAAACGTTTACGGTCAAAGGTCGCCGCGACGGCCAGCGGGGCTGTTACGGCGTCGGCAAATCCGGCTTCTACAGCTTGGGGGCCGGTCATCCAGGTTTCGGCGGCCATCAACGCCCGGCATTCGTCGGCAGTCTTTCCGCTTTTGGCGGCGTAGACGTTGGCGAGCTGGTCCCGCATTCCGTCCAGCAGGGTGGCCATTTCCCGCATGGCGTCCCCGTCCCCGGCCGCCTCGTTGTTCGGGTTGTGGATCATCATCCAGGCGTTTTCGGCGATCTCTACGCGGTCGCACGCCAACGGAATGACGGAGCCTATCGAAAGGGCCATCCCCTCGATGACGGCGGTTTTCTCGGCTGGGTACTGCCGCAGAATGTTGTAACAAGCCAGCCCGTCAATCACGTTTCCGCCTTGGCTGTTGAGTCGCACGGTCACGGGCTGGCCAGCGGCAAGGGCGAGCGAATCGCGTAGCATCTGCGGGCCGTAGCCGGTCGCGCTGTCGATGTCCTGGTAGATCGTGATTTCAAACATTGGCGGGTGCCTCCTTGCGAGCCGGCGGCGCCGCTGATTTCGGCTGGCCATAGGTCTGGGCTCCCGGTGCGGTTGCCTCGGGTGCCTTGCCAAGCTCGGCACCGCTGGCAACGGATACTTGGATCCCCTCGGGCATCGGCGGCTGTGCAATGTCGCGCCACGTCAGCGGCACCCAGCCCGGCCGGTCGGCGTTCCGCTTGTTCAGTTTGTCGGCGGCGTCCTGGGCCTTGTTAATGAGCAACAGCCGATCGTCCATGCACTCGTCGAGGTGGTCCTCATAATCCACGCCACGGCGGGCGGCAGCTCGGCGCGGACTGGTCAAAAGGTTTCGCGTCTGGATCAAGTCGCCCATCGCGTCTTGCGTCGGCTCAATGTAGGGCCAGCCGGCGGTGTGCCAGACGTGGCCAAAGGCATCGATGCCGTCTGAGCCGATCCGGCGTTTCCATCGCTGTTCTTCAAGCGTCCGGCGTAGTACGGCGTCCTCGGCGGCCCACTGGCGGACCTTCCACAGATAGACGGGGGTGTGAAAGCTGCCGATCAGCCAGCGTTGAATTTCCTGCCAGCGTTGGCGGGCCTGGTCAACTGAGCCGCGCCACCCGCTGAAGTTGGTGTGGGTCGCGTCCAGCATCAACACCTGAACCGGCAAGTCGAGGTTGACGGCAACCATCGAAAGGATCAGCATCGCGTGTTGGAAGAATTCGGCGTTCGGCACGTTGGCGGATTCGATCCGGATCCGCTCCCCGGGGAAGCCGAACAGTTCCATGCCCGGCTGCCAGCCGGCGAGGTCCCGCATGGTGCCCGATGGCCGTTGCTCCTGGGTCACGTCCTGCCCGCCCCCGGCGCCGAAGTTTGGCGGCTGGGCGCCGGCTTCAAGCTCGCGGATCATTGTCACGGCGGACGCCATTTGAGCCTTGACTAACTGGGCGAACATCAGATCATCGCCCATTCCGGCCGTTTCCATTGGCGGGGCCAAGCAGGACACTCCACGGGTCTGGCTGGTACGGTCGGGCAAGTAGTGGTGGAAGATTTGCCGGACGCCATCAACGCGGGCGGTGAACCGCGTCATTTCGCTGGCCTTGGGAACCGGGTAGTAGGCTTCCACGTCTTCGTGGGCGATCCAATATGCCAGTCGGCGGCGTGGCTTGTCATCGTTGTCGAGTTCCACGCCATGCACGACGTTGCGGGTCGTTCGCATCGGATTCCGTAGCCGGTGGGCTTCGATCTGCTGCAGTTCCCCGTCTTCGGTCGGAAGCGTTACAAGGTCGCCGTCCACGATTACCTGCTGAAGCGTCAGCTTTTCCAGTCCGTGGAACGTCTGCTCCCCCTGGATGTCGCATTGATCCGGATCTTCGGCCCATTCGTACCAACGGGCGGAAAGTTCCTTGTTCAAGCCGGCGTCACCCGTTCGAATGTCGAGGGTGAAGCCTCCGGAAAGGATATTGGCCACAAGTCTGCGGATACCCTGGGCAATCAGACAGTGATTGCGGAACAGTTCGCGGGCCTGCTCGATGATGCCGAAGTACGCCTGCTCGGTGC